CACTTCACCTTCAGCACCTTCAGCACCTTCAGCACCTTCAGCAGCCTCAGGCTCTGCAGGCATGGCACCTTGTTGCTCCAGCTGCATAATACTTGCTTGCAGTTCTGGATTATAGAGTGCAACGTCGTCTTCCCCGGCGAGGTTAAGGCCAACCAAGGACATGATATCATTCGCCTTGATCTTGGCACCCATCGTCCAAGCAGCCTGGAGGCCAGCAAGTTTCTCATTAACGTTGGGATCAGGGACGTGCGATTTGAACTTAAAGTTAATATGCTTCATCGACGGGAAATTGAATTCAACATAACGCTGAACAAGATCCCTGGTAATTGTATCGTCGAGATTCTCTGCATCATAGCGAACGATCTGCACGAAAGATTCTCTGTGCAAGTCAGATTGTCCACCACCAAGACCGGAAGGCTCGGCCCTGACGGTGGAGGTCTGACCCAAGATGAACCTCAAAATCCAACCGCCAAAATAGCCGTCAATCAGCTCCATTAAGGCGTTCACCCCCTGCGTGTTGGGAGGAATCTGCTCAATCCCATACGCAGGATTCATTGGATCATGAGGCATGACGATTTGATTAGCCGTTGCCTGCTTGTTGGCAATGTCTAGCATTTCCTGCTTGGCTTGATCATCACCGGCTGGATAGCGATAAATCGTGAAGCCCATGCCAGAACGGTCAACAAGCTCAGCAAGCTGAGCCATCGTCTCTTGCTTTTGAAACCATGTCCAATAGATGAAGTGACGAATTCCGACGCCATGAATCATGCCTCCAGTCGTCGGGTCCTCATAATCCCCATCCATGATCAGGTGCTTATGAAGGGCCATTCGAGCACGTTCCCACCTTCGCAGGAAGACAGCTGAGCCCTCTGTGTTCCACTCAAGATCCTGGCGTCCAGCGATAATGTCATTCTTGACGTGTGCCGGAGAGACCTTGATGCCAATTTCATCATGATCATACTTGCCAGTATAATCTTCGTAGCGGAACAGAATTTTGTCGCCGTTTACTGGAACCCAAGAATTAACGGCGATGACTTTAGTCCCACGGCTGGTGCGGGTAAAGCCCCAACGGTGCTGGATGCCGTAGCGTCCATACCAGATGGCCTCTAAAAGATTTCGTCTATATTTAACAAAATTAGGGATCGAAGCGATCATATTGTGAAGTAGCTTGGCAACTTCAACTTGTTCCGGATCTCTCTTGTCCTCCGGCTCAATCGTCCAATCCAGAAGAGCAACAGATTGCTGCCTAGCCAAGAGAGGACCCATGACCATAGGGTCTCGCCGCATCATTGCAGCATTGGCTGTAGAATGACGAATTGCTTCGTCTGGGTTTTTGTATGTTTTCGCCAGGGTTGAGACAATGCCGCTAAATGTAGCGACATGCGGAACAATTACCCTGCCTGCATTTGGGGCCAATTCAGGATTGTTAAACCCTGGATCTTTCGGCCTTTTTCCCTGCTCCCATTGGGCACGATACTGCTCAGGCAAGGCATCAAGTTCTTTTTCTGAACGGAAATTCTTGCCGCCAAAGCGAAATCCATCACTCATCTCAAAAAACCCCAGCCTTGGTTATACAGAGATTGCTATTATCGGGTATCTATTATACCACGAACTGGGGGTTTTGTCAAGTTAATTCTTATTAAATTCTGCAATATATTCATGAAAATCATATTTGCCATCATCCGAAACTACTGGATGAGGCAATTTTCTAGATTTCACGTCATATCCGATACCTGAAAGCTCCTGTGCTAAGAACCAATTATTCTCAGAAAATGTCGCCTTAACCTTCTTGACTTCATCTGGGAAACGGATTCTCAGGCCCGCCAAGTGCTTAAAGCTCTTAATGACTAAATGCAAAGTAAGCTCTGGATGCTCGAGATGCTCTGGTGCCAACCAGGATCTGACATATAGTATTTTGGACTTTTTCCTCAACTCATTAACCATCATGAACAGATAGTCACCATCCACAGACTCTTGAGTTTTATAGTCATAAACCATCTGAGTGAGAATCATTAAGCTGTAATTAGCTCTATCCGTGGAACGAATTGGAGCATTTCTAGACAGCAGCCTGCCATACTTTCTAAGCTCTTTGAATTTCTCACTGGATATAGGATGTTCGTCAGCAATTATGTCCAGAGTATCATTCCAGTCTTGGCGATAACCATACAGGAATGCAGTCTCCCCCAAAAGATCATCAAGGCTCATGTCTTACCCCCTTGGTGAAGGAGATGGCTCACCAGAAACGCCACTTGCCCTAGTCATTTCACCGCCGTAAACAGGCAGGAAAATACCACCATCGATATCTGGGTCAAAGAATCCATATGGGAAAATTGGAGAATTACATCCACGTATCTTCTCCCATAGAAACCTGCCTTTGGATGGTGCACCTTTGAATTGCTCGTAAAGATCTTCCGAGAACGGATTTGAAGACCCACCGTAGTAATAGCTCACTCCCGGCTTTTCATCTTTCTGCATCCATTGATGTATGATTCCAGAACAGATTGAAGGAGTTGTGTTTTTAGGAAGAGGCGTATACCTTCCGCCTGCCCTGAATGTGACGACACAAATTTTTGAACACCTATTGTAACGGATAGACCATATATGTGATGAACTAACCCTCTGCTCTGGGAGCCAGCATTCACCCTCACCTCCAGTCTTAGGGCCAAAGCCAGAGACAATACGTGGCCTCTCTACAGTAAAACCTCCCCTCATTGAACTTCGCGGGAGTGTCGGCATTGGTCTTAGTGGCCTAGCGGGACCTTGACTTACAGAGACAATCGGATCGTCACCTCTCGGATTGTAGTACCTCTGAGTTCTATTGTAGTCAGTAATTTTTCTATAGAAATCAATCTGCGATCTTGGATAAACTCTAGTAGCACCGAGGCCCTTGCCCTCGAGGGAAGAAACAACTTGCTCCATCTCCTCCTCTGACCTAGTTGCACCTCTTCTTGCCATGGAATTGACTAAAAGGCCGGGCAATATTCCACTCTCACCGATCTTGGGAACAAGTCTCCTTATTCCGTCGAGCACACTTGGAGTGCCAGCAAGCTGTCTGATAAGACTATAAACTGTTTCCTTAATCATTTCTGTATCTCTCTAGTGCCATAGGAACGGGAACGGCGACCTCTCCATCTAGCACAACACCACAACCCAAAATTGGACGCTTTGGGAATACCATTCCGTATCGGAAGGCATAGGCGTTAATATTAATTCCACAGCCAACATTCATTCCGAATATCCTGTCAAATTTATTCACATCATAATTGACAGAAAGATTTGTATGAGTGTGTCCGCAAACAACTGAGCAACGGTTATTCATTGCCATGTTCAAGGCATGATTTTTTCCACTTGATCCAGTTCCGTGAGAGTACAAGACCCCGTCAATAACATGCTGATCTCCCCAGATCCAGTCTCCAGTCTGATAAATTTCTCCAAGATCCCTAATGAACCTTAAAGGCAGGCCTGCTTTCATTGCCCTTCTCTGGACTAATGCGTCGTGATTCCCAAGGCAAACAGCAGCTTCTGGAAACGTCTCAATGTACTGGTCAATGTATTCTTGAGCCATTAGAGACTCATTCTCTGCACCTAACGCATCATGCTCTGAATCGTGAAACGAGATGGCGTGGTTATCAACAACATCTCCAATATGAACAACCGTGTCACAGTTGAAATGCGAGTATGTTTCGCACAGGAAGTCAATATAGCTTTCATTCACAAATGGAAAGTGAGTATCGCCAATTACCAAAACTCTAGCCATCATTCTCTCCTAGTAGATTGCTAAACTTTTCAGGCATCGCTTCCATGACCCTCCTGATGTTACGAGCAAGGTCAACTCCCACTTCTTCAACCCATTCTTCATCAGCAACCCACAGTGCAGCATGTAATTGCTCATGAATCAAAATCTCAAGCAACTTCTCCCCCCTGAGTGATTCTTCAATGACTATCTTCTTGTTTTTCTTGTCTGGCCTTTCGCAATATCCAACACATTTCTTGTCTTCAGCAATTGGACTTTTCTTGAAAACCAAATTCCAAATCTTTCCATTGACTCTGATTTTCATAGATCTCTCCAGCCGTTTCTAGTCTAATAAATGTGCAGCGTCTGACCAGCCCTGCTCCTTCTCCCCTCTAGTTAGCCCCGTACCAACAAACCTCTTCATATTCTTCGGCACGATCCTGTCTGCAGATAGGCCATTTCTTACAGACTGCTGAGACGAATACAGCATATACCGCAAAGCGTCCATGGTGTGGTCATCCTTCTTTAACGGTCTGCAGGCCTTGTCTGACGTAAACTGATCATTGCTCCTGTTTGTAAGCCAACGATAAGTTTGAAATTCTCTAATTAGATTCTCACACTTCTTGTCTATTACAATACGGGGTTCTCCATGGCTAATCATTAAATGCTCCTTGACGCAATTTATACCTTCAAGAACGGCATTCTTAGCAGGAGTCGTAACAATTCCAGCCTTCTGCGTGAACAATCTCATTAAGCCAGGAGCTGCCGGATCAGCATATGTGTCTCTGTGAAATGGATTTTTAGAGTCCCATTTATGCCTGTCTTTAATTTCAGCAGCATGATCTAAGTAAGTAGCTTTTTGATCTGTTGAATAATATTCATCATAGATATACCAAGTTCCGGCTGAATCTAATGCACCCCAAAGACAGACCATTGCATTATCTGGCCCAGATCCCCAGTCAATCGCCCTGAAATGATGTACCCCATCAACTAGTAAGTCACCAACTCCGTCTTGCGTGTGAACAGCTGCGTTGAACGACGGATAGATTAGGCCATCAAATGATGCAAAAGCACCAATCATACGAACGGCTCTTTCCTCCTCTGGAAGCATACCAAAGAATTCGTCGAACCATTCCTTGCTTACATGGCCTTGCTCCATGGCACACTGAGTATTGCACCTGAAAACCTTCCATGTCTCAGGAAGAGTTCCTTCACGCATCATTTTTTCTAGCGGCTGAGAAAGAAATGGATCAATTGGAGTGAACTCAGCCATTTTACTTCCAGGGAAGTTATAATCTCGGCAACCTCGATTGACTTCAGTAATAAGCTCCCACGGGCATTGCTCGACAAAACAAAAGCCGCCAATAGAAGAGGCCTGCATCCTTGCCCGGCCCTGGCTATACGACTTGAACTCAAGAACCCAATAATTTCGAGGATCGTGTCCAGGCCAAGGCTTAAGTGGAACACGGAAAGGCCAGTTCTGAGATGACCTGTACCAGTCTATTTTATCCCACTGCACTTCTTCTTCTGGAAGCAATCCGCGACCACATAGTTTCTCGTTCCAGCAAACATCCATCGCCATGTTGTAGCCTTCAGCGATGATCCAGAACGGCGTTGCAGGTCGCGGTGGTGGTTGGTCCCTTAGCACGAGCTTTACAGACTTGGCTAGTGCAGTAGTTGTCGTACCAGCACCATTCCCGCCAAGCAGGAAGTTTACACCAGTCGCATCTGAATTATAAAATGCTGCCTGCTGATCATGCCTTTCAGGCTGATCAATCCGTGGACGAAAAGTGAAATACATCCTGTCTTGATCGCGTTTCCACTTTCTAATTACGTCCTCAGGCAGCAGGTTTTCAGGCGTCAGCATTCAATCACCAAGACCAGTGACAAGACCAGTAACGGGGCGTAGTCTTATCCGTTGCCGTGTCACAATTATGCCTTGACTTAAAGTTGGCCCTTCGACCTGCGTCGTCGTGCCCAGACCCCTTCTTTTTGCCTTCTTTATAATGTCCCATGCTTGGATCACCAAATCTGACAATAATGACTCTTCCGTTTTTGTTTTTCACATAGACGGCAAATTTCTTTGACTCTCCAGGCGTCTTGAACGGTTTGTTTAGCTTGACTTTTTTCCCTTTGTATTCTGCGTATCTCTCAGAAGACAGGCATGAGGAAATATCAATCTCTTCATGATTATCCTCTGAATACCAATCGACATAATCTTCATCAGATAGCGAATAGATGTCCTTCACTGTGATGTATGAACTATATCCTAATTCGCTTTTACTGCTCAAGATCATTTTCACTCCTCCTAATATGATCAACCAAAAACTTACCTTCAGGCATTGACTCAAGCAAACGAATCGCATTGCTGTTCATCTTTTCGTAAGCATCTTGAACTGGAATTCCAGCAACTCGATTGTCCTCTATCTTTGTAAGACTGACATTTGTTATGTTGGTTTCATTTACGCTCTTGTTATAAACTTCTGGGTTGTGAGCTTTTAGCAAGAATTGAATTTGACTCTTATCCCCATCTAGTGCCTGCTTGAAAGCAATGTTCTCAAGTGCGACTATGGCCTGCTTTCGAATCCTCATGACCTGCTCTACGATGTCATCATCATCTTCAAGCCAGTCCAGGAAGGTCGATTCTTTTATGCCGACAATTCTCATTGAGGCCTCAACGTCGGCAGTTGCCTTGAGAGCTTCTATGAAATTCCTTTTCCTAAGCTCTTCCCTGCTATTTCTCAGAACCACCTCCAACACCCCCCAAGCCAAGGTCTTCAATCTCTTTATTCCATAAATTCGATTGAATGTCTTTGCTTACATAGAAAAAATCAGATCCATAATTCACTATGTAGCCAGTTTTCGATTCCTTGACAATCTTTCCAGATAGATTACCAATAGGAGATGTAAATGTCAAATAGTCATCACCAACAGAATCTACAGCAATAAAAATATTTGGAATAACCTCAGCTTCTATGCCGAACCTGTCAACGATCTCCATGTTCAAAATCTTAAGAAGCTGCATGGCCTGCTTCTTGGAGTCGCCTTCAAAAGCATTTTCTTTAAGTGCGTCTGAGATTGCCTTCTGGATATCAGCCATCAACACTCTCCTCGACGGAATTCACTGCATGGTAAATCTTGCCGAGGATCGTCTCCCTCTTCATGTTTGATCGAACAACAATGCCTAGCTTCTTAGCTTGCTCCATAAGATCCTCTGGTTCGACATCTTCATACAGCGAAGCAAACCTTTCGACATCTTCACTCGTCCCTAGGGGTGGCAGCTCAATCTTGATATCAGGCTCAGAATCTGCCTCAAGCATCATTTGCTCTATGACTTCTCGATTCTGAAGCCTCTCAATCTCTCTTGGATGCTTCCAGTCTGGTGCGATATATGTTCCTGGATTCTTGTGTTCCTCTTCAGCCATCGAAGCAACACCGATTCCCGTTGTGGGATTTACGAGATTATACTTCTTTGCAATGGTCTGATAGTCATCTCCAGCCAGGAAGAGATCATGAACGGGCTCTGGCTGCATCGTTGCTGTAAATAACTTTGGCCATTCTGAAATGTAAGTCAAAACATAAGCAATTGAAGACAGGAGATCAGCCGTAGGCTCTGGAACATCAGACATGTCATAATCATGAATTCTATCTTGCATCTGAATAAATGCACGCCTCAATGTTCCAGGCTTTAGGCAATCCGGCACGTCTGACACGCCTTCATTCCACTCTCTTATAAGAGACTCTAGCGAGTACCAGAAGTCAGCACTCAAGTATCCGTCGCTGGAGTCGAGAAAACTGTCAAAGTCACGATAAAGAGCTGAGCCCTTTTTGTAAATACTAGCCTGCACAGATAAAGGCATCAAACCTCTCCACTTAATTAACGACTAAATAGTTTTCTGATTCTCTGCATCGGTCGTGACTTCAGTACGCCTGAAGACCTGTATTGGCTGCACGACGATGACTCACTGTCGCAAGACATCTGAATTTCTTCAGCCGGAGGGGAAACAAATGCTGAAACCGAAACTTGAACAAAGTCATCAACCTCTTCTGAAACGCTTGAAAATTCAAAATCTTTCACATCACTCTCGGCAACAGGGTCTGTAGTGACATTGATTTCTTCCGCCGAAATAGAAAGTAAGAATATAGAAGCAGCAATAAAAGTAGAAAATAAACTGTATTTTTTCATAGCCTTCACCTTAAAGAAGAGTCATGCACCTTATGGCAACCTGCCCATCTGGAATCTGCTTGCTCCCCCTGAGGATTCCATATCCTCCTGCAGACCATCCCTCTCCCCAGCTATTCGCAATACCTAATCCAAAAGAATTGATAATGTCCCTATCTGAAAGGCCTCTAGGCTTGCTAAACGGAATCATGTCCAAGCCGCAAACCAGATGGCCCCACCAGTTGTACCCAACAGGAACGGGAATGCCCCTAAGAATACAAGAATACAAGTCGTCAAGACTGCGAGGGCGAAGTTCATTCCAGTCTTTCAAGACATATCTTTTTGCAGCCTTCCAATTCTCTCCTGTGTCATACTGCCTCTTGACTGCAGTTTCAGGCCAGAGATCCTGTGGGACCCAGCCATGGACAGCAGCGTATTCTGCAGCCTGATCACCCCATCCGCCTTTTAGCTTAAAGTTCTTAACCTTCGCCCCTACCGATGAAGGAGAAAGCTTAACATATTCATGGCCCTGCATAATGCCACAAATCTCTGCAGCTGCCGTCACTCCAAATACCCAACAATAGGGTATGCTACGCTGATTCTTAATCTTCCATCCCATATTTTTGGAAATGTGAATCAAGCTTGTCTTCTTGTCTTGAAGATCAACTGCCCTGTCATACCACTCTTCTCTTGGGATTAGCTCGCTTCCAGAAAGAGGAGTGGCTACAGATCCAAATGGCTGCTCGTAATAGTCCCTTCCAATAAAGCCAAGCTCTCCACGCTCTCTCTTTGGAACAACTCGAGACCTGTCGTCAATGATCTTAATTCCGTTTGGCAGATCTGGTGTGTAGCTCATTCACTGGCTCCATACCTGTTTATGAGTTCAATAATCTTCTCAGGCTGCTCAGGAAGCGAAATAGACTCTCCGCCTTCCTTGTTTCCAATCAAGAGCCAAGGCCTCTTTCCATTGGAATCCTCAATTGCCTTTTTGTAGGCAGACTTCCAGTGTTCGGCAAGAAACTCTTGACTTTCGATATCAACGGAATCATCAAACCTCTTCCATTGATAACCATTGTTCTTTAGTGCCTCTTGCACTCTACTGTCAAAAAAATAAGGAGTCGAGACTGTAGACTCTTCTCCAGTATCTGTCAGTACAAAAGCTGCACTGGAGTCAATATCAATTACAGGTTTAACTTTTGGCGTGACTACAGGTGAATCAGGTCCACCGTAAAAAGCCACAATCAAAAGCAATACTGCACTCAGCGATCTCAAAATGCTATGCCAGCTCATAAAGCTACTCCGACTCAGACAGGACCCTGACCAGTTTTGGGATGATCACATCGTCATAGCTACTTAGAGCTTCTTCATCCCCTGACTTCGCCAGCAAGCTCCGAACGCACATTACGTGCTCAAAACAAACATTTGCGTCGTAACTCTTCTTTTTTGCTGCCGGGATTTTAAGCCTAATCTTTCCGAGTAGTGAAGTTGAAAATTTCAAAACATCAAACAATACAGGCAATAAAAGAACGGCTACACCTGCGATAGCTGCGTACTGAATAAGACTCAGCTTCATGAAAAAATCAGTCATCAAAACCCTCATCCATTTCATCAGAAATTAGCTCAAAATTAGAAGAGACCCACCTGAACAGCCTCGCATCAAGAGGCATGTCATCATCCTCAGCATCTTCTGCCGTCCATGCGATGCACTCTTGATCAGTAGAGCATATGTCTGCAAGAGATCTGATCTTTCCCTTGGCACATCTCTCAAAGAATTTTTGAGGATCGTATTCTTCCTCCCCTTGAATCTCCACCGCCTCGCAGTGAAAGTAAATGTCCAAGAGTATGGGGAGTAGCCTGAACGCAAGCTCCAAAAGAAGAACCCACGGGATGGCGAACTCGAGTTCCTTCTCAATCGCCTCCTTGTCACCATCGTGCTTGAGGACAAGGCCAGTCAGAATCCGACCGGCCCTCCTCACGCGACGATGCCTTCTCCTTGATTCAGGATTCAGCATTTAGATCAGTCCTTAGGCTTGGCCTTGAATAGTGCAGGAAAGTAATTTCGGTCAGCAGTGATCTTAATCTTACTTCGCTTCTCGCCCTGCTTATTGACCCAGTTCTCCTGGATAAGTTTTCCAGTGACGAAGATCTTGTCGCCCTTCTCGGCATGTTCTCCAAGATACTCAGCAGCCTTGCCCCAGTAAGTAACGTCCAAGAAAATAGGCTCATCAACCCATTCTCCAGATCGCTTCTCTCTATTCTGAATCGCAACTGTTACATCGGCAACAGCAAGATCATCAGAAACATAACGGATAGTTGGCTCAGATACAACATGGCCTCGAGCATTGTAAGAATTCATTTTGCTTTCCTAGATAAACATGAAAGTAAAGCCGACTTTACTACAGTCGGTCATAAATCTCAAGCATAAGTGTCTAATCCCGGCAGCAACCGCTTTCCGGCTTCATTTCACACCCTTCGCACCCGTTGGCCTCAAATCCAACATTGTCAAAGACATAATTAATCATGAATGGGTCTCTAATTAGACGCTGAACAAACTGAATCAGGTCATCGTCTACCTGTGTACTGCTATAGTCAGCAAGAGCGTCAACATCAGTCAAAAGCTGATCAAGCTCCTCACGAGTTAAACCGCCGTCAAGTGCGTCTTGGACTTTGGTGGCCAAGCCGATGAGTGCAGCAATAAGTTCGCCATCAAAGTTCTTAAGCAAGTTAAACAGCTTCAGAAGGTTCATCAAAGTCCTCCAGGGTGAATTCATGAGACCTGTAATCGGAGCCATACTTCGTGTCATCGAATCCAATGACAATAATCCGTGCTATTCCATATTTTACCACATAAAGGGCATTTTTGCAAGCCTTAATCTTGTATTTTCTTGAATTAAAGTTTATTTTTGAAGTAAACTGAAGCAAAACCCACCCGCTTTGACTAAGGCCGACCATGTCAGCGAAACCAAGAAGGTCTCTCTTGACATTCCTTGCGATTCGATTTTCGCACTCTTCAACGATGTCGCAACCATAGTCTTTGACCAACGTCTCCTTCGCCACTGACGTGAAGTTCCTTGGTTTTTTCCTACCACGTCCCGTCGCTTTTTTTCTTTTTACTGGCACGGCCCTTAGCCTTCTTGTTTGTTGGATCTGTAGGTTTTGCTGCCTTATTGGCGAACGGTGATTGTTTGTTTGTTGCTATGATTTCTTTCGGGATTGCATTTTCTTGATATGATCTCCCGTAGACTTTACCAATAAGACGCCAAGATTCAATCGATGCTTGTTTATTCTCTTGGCCACATTCATCATTAGATATGCCGATTGAACAAGAGATTTTTCCACAATCGCTGCAAGCACGTAGCGGAAGCTCAAAATCTTCATCTTCAGCGAAGATCGCCGTAAAAGTCCTATGATCATCTTTCCATGCTTTCTTGAAGTATGTCTTATGCTTCTTGACCATTTAACAAATTATCCTTGAGGAATTCAACTTCATGTCTACGTCTTATCTCTTCCTGCTTGTCATCTAAAGATTCAACAAGATTGATTTTGACTCCAATAAGACTTGAAGCCTCATCTGCAAGATTTATTAAGCAGTCTACCGATTCGGGAGGAACATAAAAACAATCATGGACGGTGAAAGCATCACTCTTTGTTTCTTTGGTCAATTTGTCCCACATGAACCTCAGGACAATTTCGCTTTCGGCCCACTGAAGTGTACGAATAAGACGACTGTGGTTCCCCTTATTGAATTGAAAAATGTAATCGTAAATTGATGGAAAGTCAGTCAGAAACGCAAGCTCTACGCCTTTTGCCCTGTAGTTTCCCTTCTTTGAAATAATGTCTCTAAGAAAAGATGTCTTGGCGTTCTTTCTGGTTGGCTGCCAGTTTGAAATCTGGTCAGACCTGCGGCACATGTAATTGTAAATGTCACCATTTTCAATAATGTCCTTAAACCTTATGACCTCACTGCGATCTAGGCCTTCTGAGGAAAATTCATTGATTTCTGCCCCAACGGATGAAAGTCGGTTCAATGCGGCATCTGAACCTAGAATCTTTGCACCAGAAACTCCTTCAGACAAACCAGCCGCCTCCATCAATATTGCAGCGAGTATTGTTGGCTGGCTTGCCCTGATGTCAAATGATCTCACCCTTTCCTCACTACCTCCTCTTCTTAGGTAGATAGCCCTCTTTCTGATGCACTCTTTAAGGTTGCAAATGGGATGATAAACCCTGCCTGTAGTTCCTATAGAGAGTCGAACAAACCTTCCAGACGCACAAAAGGTTTCGTTGTGGTCATGAAGTGAAAGTGCCTGAGACACCCATGACGGCGACCCAACCTCAATTCCAGGGTGTCCAGCAAGTACCTCACGTGCTTCTATCGGATCTATTCTAAATCTTGTCAGGCTACTTGCATATCTACTGTGGATTTCCTCTCTGCCGTTGCAATTCCATGCTGACAACTTAGACAAGATGGCCGCTATGTGCTTGTACTCTACTGTTCCGCCCTGAATTTCATACTCAGCATTTTTCGACATGAGCAAAGCATCACACACCCTGTACTGATCTGTCCTGACGCCTACAACTCCATTTCCAACCCGTGTCAGTATTCCACGATCCCTAAGCTTCTTGATTGCCTTGTAGCCGAAATGACATCCCATATACTCACGAATCATCCCTTCACCGACAGAAAACGTCGATCCTTCGGCGTGAAGAGCCTTTCTTCGGAGTTCTGAGAGAAATAAAGCAACTTTTGCACGTGCTGAAGCCGTCCACGATGGCCTTTTTTCTGACAATTCAGCTGCAATTTCGGTCAAAGCCGAGCTTTTTACAACAAACTCAGTTGCCCTAAAGGCATATTTGTCACCGCTAAGCTTTATTAACCTTGGCACTTCAACCCCCGAGAAGTATTTGTCTTTCATGAGCCACAGCGAGGGCTACATCTTCAGGTATCCAGCGATTGCAAATGTAGTGATTGGCGACCTTCTTTTCAACCACGAGATGAAGTGCAAAAAGACCAGCCCAAGCACTGTCTGTGAGTGCATAATTTGACGATTTCCCATAAACCACCCTGTGGGCATCGCATATCTCATCAAAACCAAGCGAGGTAGCATGAGGACCTAAATCATCAAATTCCTTCTCCATCATACTCCTCCCATTGGTCCTTTTCAACCCTCCAACTCCTAGCGGGGGATTTTCTCTGCATCATGTAACGAGACACAGACCGTAATTGTTCTGGACGTTCGTAAAACTTCATCACCTGGATACAGCGAGAGCAAATAATCCCCCTGACCGTCTTTGTGTCTTTGTCGTAATCCACTCGAGGGGTGGACTCTGCGTCTATGGGCTTAAGTGCAAACTTGATTCCGCAGGCCTTGCAATACTTGGACTCCTTTATCCACCTTCTTTTGAGCAAGCTCGGCATCGGACCAAATCTACGCTCTAAACGTTCAAGCAGTTCATTCATTCCGTCAGTTCCCTAGTCACGAATGGTGTGATGTAATATTGCGGCACCGTCATTCGAAGAGCATCTTTTACGGCCTGCCTCCTCCTGAGCCAGCTTCGTGTCCACGCAGACATCTCCCAATAGGCAGAAGGACTTGGCTTGTTCAGTGGCGTCTTATCCCACCCATAAGCCTGTCTTTCATAAGATTCCCAAGATGGAGGGACAAAAGGCTCAAAACTCCCATGTCCGTCCGGAATTGCAAGAATTGCCAGCAAAATGAACTTCCTCATGGAAAAACCTCCTGAGGAGCCCGCTCGCACCCCCTGAAAGGTTTAGCGAACGATTCTGACCTCATGGTAGGGGTCTATGCCGAAGTCCATACAACGCTTATATGCGATCCTCAGAAGCTCTTGCTCCATAAGCGGATGAAATAGTCGATCTTGCCTTCGGCGGTTGCATTTGGTGCATGAAGTGATCAGATTGCAGGCCAGATCCTCTCCGCCGTGTGAAAATGGAACAATGTGATCCAAATCAAGCTCAATTCCATCACCGGCTGTTGTTCTGCCACATAGGTAACAGGTGAACTGCCACATGAGGTGAAGGATCATCTTATTCTTCGACTCTACGTGGTGATGGTCCCTGCGGCAACGCCCTGCCCTCTTACACTCTTCAGAGCAGTATTTATGCTGACTCGTGCCTTTGAATACCTTCTGGCACGTGGAGCAGATTACTTTTACGGGGCGATTTGATGTTCTTGCCATGTTTACTTCGGTGCCCCGGCACCGCTTTGAGTCTATTTTTAATTGAGTAAGCAAGTGGAGTATCGACGGGCATTATTGACCATCACACTATTGCCTTGCAGCTCTCTTTCTCTTGCGACTACGAGTGAACGTGGACTGCCATATGGAAGCAGTTGGGGCGATCCGCACACCAGACCCCGTCTACTCAGTGGTCACATGAAGATCCGTTGGCTAAAAGAATAATTCTTAGCAATCATTCTATACTCGGACTCCGTTCCAACGTCGCTTTGGCTCCGTTTCACTCCGTGACTGCCACCGCCTTCCTCATGGTAGCTTCGGATCTGCAAGAAGTCAACGGCCTACTGCATACCTGCAGGGTTTTTACTACCAAACGAGATTGCCGTTGGGGCTGACTCCACTTGGGACGGATGTAGGTCGCTTTGACTGAGACTACTGTCACGCCACGGCCTACTACCCCCAACCCCGTTGTACTAGTAGTCACATGAAGTATAAAGTGCTACAAGAAGTATCCGTTGGAGTCATTGGTATAAAAGTGACTCGGAACTCACTCACTCCGTTGTTCCTCGCTTCCCGACCACCCAGCCTATTATACCATACATTTGGTCAAAAATCAAGAGAATTCTTCCAAAAGTCGCATAAATGATACACCTATTTTCCGTTTGTAGTCAAAGTGATGACATACTCTAGGTGCTATTCCGTTGACTGAAAAAGGTAAAATTACGTAACGCCTTGCGGCGTAAGGACTTAAGTATTCCGCTAAATGCAGGTTGTCCTAAGTCGTTGATAGTAAACAAGTTACGAAGATTTGCTATTTTTAGCCGTTTAGTGCTTGATTGAAAGCTAATGGCTGAGATCTTAACAAAGAGGGATTTTATGAGTGCAGGAAAGGTTAGTGAGGATTAGGGAGAATTAGGGAGTGTGGGGGTCATTTTCAGTCACTCGGACACGCTATAAAGGGGGGTTTTCTGTTTTTCTGCCCGATTTAGAGACGGGGAAACAGCCCTGGCCATCAAACCAGATC